GTAAGTGGTTGGTTAAATTTCCCGTTTACTAACTGCTCTATATCACCAAAGGAATAGTCTCCTCCTGGGTTTTGTTTTATTGAAAAAGGGTTTTGAGTATCTCGTGTAGGATATAAAGGATGCTTAATACCGGATCCGTCACTCCACATAACTCTAGTGTAATTTACGTAGTCGTGAGGCAGTATCATCGTGTTAGATGGTGGTAAAACTATCTCTTGAGTCTTTACAGATTTAAAAGTATCAAATGATAATTCTTGCATAGCTCTCTGTGCGTGAAAAGCAACGTCAAGTCTTTTTACTTTACTTATCAATTTTTCTTCCCCTACATAAACAACCATAAATTGGTTTATTATATCCTCTAAAGAAGTAAACTGATAACTACCTAAGTCGTTTCCAGTGTAATATTGCTGCTGCGTAGTTCCGTCTAGTAATCCCATTTATTATTGTTTTTCTTGTTGAATATTCTTGTTATCTTCTGCCCCAGCTATCTGATACAAGCTAGGATCTTTTAAAGTTACCCCTGCTAAGCCTAATATTTTTATAACCAACTTCGTTTCTTCTGATGGATGTAGCTCAAAATTGACACTATGAGTAGAGTCATACATGTCAGATCCAGAAACTGAGTAGCCACTCCACTCTACTTTAACTGGTCTTCGGATATAATTTACATCTACGGAAGTTATAGTTTTTGGTGTAACTATTATTTTAGTACCTTTTAAGTAATAAGCTGGCCTTCTTAAAGTGGGAGCAGTTAAGGGAGAAAGCATAGACGAAGTGATTTTATCATGCGTTAGTTTCTCTACACTAACTCCAATTTGTGAGCTGTAGTTATGCCTAACTTGAGATAGCCTGTAAAGAGTGCCAGACGCGAGGTCGTTTGTAGGAAATATATTAGACGGATCATTAACATCAGTTAGAGTCCCACTTGCGTGAAATCTTTCAATTTTCTCCTCTAATATATCAACAGGGTCTGAGTACATAGTGCTGTTTCCTGGTCTTCTCAGGAATTGGCTTAAATCGTGAAAGTACTGTTCAAATATATCCATCTGAGCTTGGTTAGCAAATAAGTTAAACTCTTGAGGAGTTATATATCCTCTTTGTTCTTTGTTAGCCAAAGCTAAAACTCTCTGATATACCGTGTCTACTAAAACCATAATTTATTTTTATTTTTTGTAAGGGAAAACCTTGTTTAATATGTTTTTTCTTTTGCCACAGCCGCAATCATTCCCTGCTACCTTATGCACAATCTTCTTTATCCCTGTTGCGGTTGTTATTTTTTCTATTGTATCTCCTAATCCTTTTGATTCCATACAATTTCTTTTATTTGTAATTACGATCGCCCCGAAGAGCGACCGTTTTTACAGTTGATTAATTATTTAATCTTTTTTCTATATTGGAGTAAATCTCCATTCCTTCGTCAGTCTTAAACCAAGCGGCTAAAGCTGAGTACGGATGCTCGTCAAATGGAACGGTACATAGTTTTCTATCGTTAGATCCCCACATAAAGTTTCTCTGATCAGAAGATAGTTTAATTATCCCCATTTCTGTTGCTTTAATACCGAAGTTCCTAAGAACAACGTTCTCATCATTTACTAATTCTAAGAACAACTCTGGGTTTCTCTTAGCATATAACAGTAAATCTCTTTTAAGTTCTTTAGAACTCATCTCTGATACTTTAGAACCTAACTCAACACGCATAACTGCTTCTGCCATATCTATATCTAAATTCATAGCTGCGTTTAGTGCTTCTATCTCTAATTCTAACCAATCTATCTCGTTAGCAGCGATAGCCGCGGGTTTGTACTCTATGTATTTTCTACCTAAATCTGGATGATACAGAGATAGTAGTTTTTGTAAAGTTTGTTTTTGTCTTGGGACAAATAGCACCCCATCTCTAAACGTTATATGAGCTAACCTAGCTACACCTTTAAAGTCGTCCACAAATGGAGATTTTTGATTAGTTGTGTGTTTTAGTTCTCTCTCGTATCCTAACTCTTCGTCGAACCAGAATATACTAGAGGATTTTATAGTATGAGATAAAGCTGCTCCTTCTTTCAAGATGTATTGCCTATCTTTTATTTCCCATTTATCTTTTTTAGGTAATGGTTTTTCCATCACTGTTGTTGGTTGTTCTACAACCTGAGTAACCTCTTCGGTTACTACTTCTTTTTTTGTTTTCTTTGTCATGATATAATATATAATAAAATTGTTAAAATAAAACTACCCCCATATTTCAGGAGGTAGTTTTGATATATAAATGCTTACGCAGTTAATAACATAAAGTTATTAGCTCCTTGAGTAACTAAACATCTTTCAGATAAATGGTGAATCTCCATTGCATCTAGATCTGATGTTACAGCTCCTACAGAACCAGTAACCCAAGACTTCATTTTTCTAGACTCAGTTTGAGAAGCTCTGTACCTAATATGTAAGAAAGGTCTTTTAAGATTCTTTCCTAATTGTTGGTCGTAAACTGAAGAAACTCCAGCAGGAACGACAACACCATCAATATCAGAGAAAGCTCCTCTCGTAGTAGCGTCGTTTAAGTATTTCCAGTCAGACTTGTAGAAGTCATAAGAACCTCTTCTAAATCCAGAGAAACCTAAGTTAAGTGCCATGTCTTCAGAGTTATTAAACACTCCATAAGAAGTGCCTCCACTTCCATAAGAATTCATGGAAGCTAACATGTCATCGATCACTAGAGCAGTTCCTCTATTTAAGAACATCATGTTCTCTTCGATAGCTCCTTGTCTGTCAAATTCAGCTAAGATCAAGTCAAACGAATCTAGATTATGCGCTGCTGTATCATCCGTGTTAATCTGATCGATAGAGTTACCTCTAGATTTAACAGCCGCAAACAAACCTTCAGTACCAGACAAAGCTCCTAAAGGAGACGCTGTACCAGCACTAGCTGCCGATAATTCACCTTCAATACACGTCATTTCACAGTAGTCTGTAAATCTAGCCATAGTATCACCAGATGCTTTTAAGTACCATAAGTAACCGTTTTGACCTTCTTCTCCAGAAACTTCAATCCAACCAATAGCTGATGCATCAGATCCTGATACCTCGTAAAGGTCTTTTAAAATAACTGGTTTGTTAGTGAAAGATTTTACTCCTGGTTGAATTGCTTCTGCTCTACCTGTTTGTCCTTTTTTGTACTCAGAACCAAACACGAATCCTACAACAGCTCCATCCGTAAAAGTAAGGTTCCCTGATGCAGACGAGTTCATCGCTGCTTGAGTGTAAGGTACTACTGTATAAGTAGAATCCGCAACAATAGCAGTAACGTAACATTTAAGCGTACCAACACCAGCTCTGTTTAACACTACTGTATCTCCAACTCTAACCCCGTGAGTTGTATCTGTAGTTGTAACCACACCTGTAGCTGCTACTATAGCTCCATCAGCTACCATGTGTAATCTTCCTTGCTCCGACCAAACTATTTGATCTGAAGCCATTGCTTCTTCAGCGCCTACTTGCGCTAAGAATCCCGAGATTGTTCTGTTACCGAACACCTCAGCTTCTTTTTCCATTAAATCAGGTAGGTATTGCTGGGCCCATCCGCTAGTCCTTAGATCTACGAATGCCTCTGCTACCGTTTGTTTACCTGGAGCTGGTACGGAGTTTAACCCCCCACCAGCTGTAATTGTTCCTGCTGCCATTTTTTTAAATTTTTAAGTTAATTTTTAAGTTTAATTTTGAAATCAGAAGAACTATCACCAAGCACCTTAAACTTTAACCCACCCGTATTGATCTCTCCACCGTGCTGCTGGCGTGGTTCCATACTGATGTTCTTAGATTTAGCTACGCTATTTTTTAAAGCGTCAGCTTTACCTTGTTCGTAAAAGTGACTAGCAATCTTATCAGGATTCATAGCAGTGTACATCGATTTGTGGTAACCCTTAGCATCTTCCATTTCATTATTTTTATTCAAGAACTTCTTGACAAAATTATTAATGTCGCTTTGCGTATCCTTAACCGTGCTCGAGTCTTTAACATTATACCTAAATTTCTTTTCTCCAACCTTGTATTCAAAACCTTTGAATTCGTCGTTAAAAAGCTTGTTAGTTTTATTTAAAAACATAGTTTTTTGCTTATTTGCTACTTGTTCCTGCTCTTTTGATTCCGTTTTGTATCTGCTGAAGAAATCAACCGCTTTCTGTTGCTCACCCGTGAGCTTTGAACCGTGTTTGATATCTTCATAATATTTGGACTTTGCACCGTCCAGGTGTTGCTGTGCCTGAGCAACTTGCTCCTTCATAGCTAATTTTTTTCTTTTAATCTCTCTCTCGTCATCTATATCTTCGTCGTAAGAAAAATAGTCTTCCATCATGAAGTCTATTTCCTCAGTATCTAAATGAGGTTTTGTTTGTTGGTAGTATTCTTTTAATATAGATTGATTGTCTAGTTTAGAGTAATCTTGATTCAACTTAACGTAATCCTCTAAGTCTCCCCCTGTTTCGTCCATGAACTCCATTAACTTTTGAATATTTTCAGGAACTGGTTTTCCAGTAGCCTCAGCTTCTGCTACCGCTTCTTCTACTTGCTCAACTAACTCTTCAACCTCTCCCGTTATGTCTTCCACTACAGGGGTTTCCTCAGTTGCCTCTTCTGCCGCAACAACCTCTTCGGTATCTTTGCTTTTTACAGGTGGAGATAAGTCGACTTTGATAACGTCGCTATCTTCTTTACTTTCGAATTTTTCTAGATCAACCTTAGGAGTCTCTTCCTTAACTTGCTCTACTTGTTCTTGGACAACCTCTTCAGTTGCCTCTACTTTTTTCTTTGCCATAATATAATATAATAATAATTAATAATTTACCTACTTAGGTCCAAAGGCACCTAAATCCATTCCACCTCCTACTATATCATTACCTGATGATTCAAAGTTTTTAGGTGGTTTTTCGTTTTTTCTTTGGTCAATCATTTCTGATTGCTGCGTTGCTTGTATTTTAGTTCTTGTGTCTTTTCGATCTTCTTTCTTGCCCTCTCTTTCCATTATGGTTTTCATATCCATCTGTCGGAGCTGCATATTGTATTGGAACTCTTGTTCCATTAACTGCTTTTTAACCTCAGCTTCTTGCATTAGTTTTTGAGAAGCCATTTGCCCTTTTATTTGCTCTAACTGCGCTTGAGCTTGTGATATAGCTTGCTGCTTTTGCATCTCCATCTGAGCAGCCGCTTGTTGCGCTTCCATGTTGGCTTGTGATTGAGCCTGTATATTTTGCTGCTGTATTGCCTGGTCTTTCTCCTGCTTTTTCTTTCTCCTTATTTTTAGCAGTTGGTTAGCTAGTTTTATATTTTTAATATTCCTTAGATCAATAGCGTCTTCAAGATCTATACCTTGTTGCGATACAGCTACTTGGATATTGTTCTCTAACATAGCTTTTTCTTCTTCATCTGGCATTAACTCTATAAATATACCAAAGTCATATAAGTGTAACTCAGACATCTCTTCTAGCGTAGCTACATTGTGCACTCCTATAGATTGGATAAAAGCGTTTTTAGTTGGCGCGTACTCTATGATGTCGGATATTCTTAATGATAAGCATTCCGCAACACTAGAGGTTAAGAACAGCCCAGCGTTTAAAATATGTCTAGTTGCTGTGTTTGAGTTTGCCGCTGCTAACTTCTGCACTCCAACTAAAGCTTTTGCATCTGGTGTAGACCCGTCTCTAGACTCGTTTAATCCAGTTACATCTCTGATCATCTGTAGGTAGTAATTATAATTACCTATAAGCGCTTGCATTTTGTTACCTCCTCCTCCAGACGTTATCTCTTGTATTGGGATTTTGCCCGGGTTCATGTCGCCTTCACTAGTAAAAGATCTACCTATTACAGACCCTGTCTGGAAAAACATGTTCAGAGCTTCTTGTGGAGTGTAGTTTGTTCCGTTACCTAAGTCAATCTCAGCTAAACCATCAGCGTCTAAGTAGACTCCATCAGGAACCATTCTAGACATTATCTGTTGTAATTTCAAGTGAGTTAACTGAATCATATCAGCAAAACCAGTTATACGTTTTACTAAAGAATCAATTTGACCCTTGTACATTCTAGGCGCCGTTATAGAGTAATTCATTCTAACTTTAGTAAAATCACTTTTTGGTCGTAGCATGTTTTTTGCTAGCTCCCATTTAAGCAGCTTACCGGAACCTAACACCATAGCTCCTTCGTAAAGGCATTCTATTGCCCTTTGTAGTTTCTCGTATCCACCTTCTTTTCCCGCCGGTGGATCAAAAGTATCTTCTCTCTCTATAGCTTTGTCAGCACCAGATCCAGTTTCTTTAACTTTGTAAACCTCGTTCATGTAGCTTTTATAATCAAAGTATAATACTTGGACGGAGTTGTTATCAATGTCTTTTGATGTGTTGTTGGATTTATTTTGTACAGCCTCCTCTAAGTCTTCTTGGGTTAAATGTGGGAACTGCTTAGCTAGCTCGTTTATTGGAATAACCTTAACTTCTCCCACGTAGTACACGTCATCAAAATAAGGGGAATCCGTATAAGAATACACTAAGTCAGCTGGGTCAACATAATCAATAGTCACTCCCTCAGAAGTGTTAAATCCTGTTTTTACAGCACCTATTCCTAGAACTGTTAAATCTCTATAAAATCTCTTCTTAATTAATTCGTAGTTGTTGCCATCCATCAAAACGTTCAGAGCTTGTTCTTCAGCTAGCTCCACCGACTGCTTGTATGTCAGTTGCATGTGCAGGTCTAGCTCTTCTTGTGTTTCTGGTAAAACCTCAGGGTCGTTCTCGTAAAGATTAATACCAAAAGCTTCCTGCGCAAACTCATTCATATCTTTGGTAGCCATGTCACCGAGCATGGAGTTCATGTAATCAGTTCTTTTAGCTACTCCATAAGGATCTTGTGAGTAAGCTTTAATATCATAAGTTCTCTCTGCGATACCATTAACTACAATATCCACGAATTTAGGTATGATAGGTACTGGCGTCCAGTCTAAATTTAGGTAACTTAAGTCACCATTTATAGACAGCTCATCTTTGTACTTTTGAGTTCCTTGGTTTCCACTAGCGTACAATCTTAAGTTGTGGAAATTGTTTTGATTAGCCGTGTGCTTGTTTCCGCCACGGTCTCTATTGAACCATTCGCCTTCAATAGCTTTACCTACTTTTAACCCATAGTCGTAACTCAGCTTCTCAGCATCGCTCACAACTTGACTAGGAAAATAATTATTTATAACAGACTCTGCCATATTCTACTTTATTATTTTAGATGCGTTTCCAGTATTAGTATACCTCGCAATATTCATATTTAACTTTTGTTTCTCTACTTTTGCATTAGGCCTATACAAGTTCCTGTTACAAGCCATAATAGCTAGTCCAGAACTAATAGAGGCATCATGCTTTGTTCTTTTGTTTATATCGAATCTACTCCAGTCGTTTAGCGTTTCATTAAAAAATATATTTCCATAAACCCCATCACCTAAATGACCAACGTGACCCTGTATGTAC